GGGTAGAGTACGATTTTCGTACTCTCGAGCCTAGGCCGATTGAGCCTAGGCCAGTCAGGTCCGCACAGGACCTGGTTCATTGGGCAGTATACAACATACTGCACAATCCGACCTACACATCTTGTGTGCGGGTCCACGGTGTGTCCGAGCCCTCAAAGGCTCGGACAATCACCGTCGCACCTTATTCATATCAGGTGCTAATGGGAGTATTTGCTCACATTTTCCAGCCTAGTCTCACGTCTAGGCAGATCCGGTCCGGCTTAAAAGCGGACCGTCATCTGTGGAGATTTCTCACAGATGTACTCAACCCCCAAAATACAGAATGGGGGGAGCTCATAGACGAACGCGTCTATGCACTTTCGACGGATCTGTCGGAAGCTACAGATTATGGCAACAGAAATGTTGCCAGACAAATCTGGCACGCTCTAATTGAAAGAGCGGAAAACCCAGAGTTTCCACTGGGTTTGGCCTTACTCGCCAAGAGTAAGTACTGTGGAAAACGCTTCGCGTTTGTCCCACACCTAGGCGGATACCGCCTAGCCATCATGCAACGTGGTTGGATGATGGGTGACATGATGACCAAGGTCATCCTGACACTCTCACATCAGTACTGTTGTGAGAAATCGGGCCTCCGTGTGTACACACTGGTAGGCGACGATGAGATCGCTCTTGAGAACGATCCGTCCAAGTTGTACAGACACTTGGATACCTTGAACCAAATATTCAAGGTCTCCGATCTCGATACGTACGTATCAGATCGGTTAGCCTTCTATTGCGAGGAAGGCTCTCTAGTACCACAATCGGTACTAGACGTTCCACATCTAAGAATGAGACGTGGACAGGAACTGGATTACCTGGATTACCCCAGGATCCGGTTACTACTACCCCAACCATCTGAGGTAGATGCCTACTCAATGTCTAACATTGGTAGGTTCAGTCTCCTAGGGAAGGAGACTCGGTGGGTGCACCAAAGCAACCCACGCGCGAAACGCCTGTTTGACCAGGCTTCGCTCTTGCAACACATTCTAGTGCCGCAAGAACCGGACTGTATAAGTCCGTACACCCCCATAGAAATAGGGGGTGATGGTGCCTTCCCCATGGATGGGAGGCACATGTTACGTGTTATAGATAATAAATCACGTAACCCCCGGGAAACTAAGTACCGGCTGGCAGCCCTCCTAAATGGGAGATTTGGCTACCGATTCGTACGTTCAAACCGTACGGACAAGGTCGTGCATAAGCACCACCTCTACCTTCCGAAAATCGAAGGTATGCGTGAACTACTACCACCAGAGGCGGTAGTGGTACCACGAGATCAGAATCAAAGGATTCTGATGAACTCACTGAAGGTCGAACTCTTCAGTGATCCGCAATCTGTCTTCTTCGAGATTGCGAAGGGGCTGTATTACCAGTCCCTCCTCCACGGAAAGAAACCCGTGGAACCGAAATTTTCCATTGAAAGGAAATTTTCCGAGGGTAGGACAAACGATCCCACCCTAGACTATGAACTGTTTTTAAGTACATGGTCTAATCCTGGATTCAAATTCCAGGACGATTGGGGATACTACGTGGATAAATCCAAGATCCCCAAGTTAAACCCAATGAACTTGGGTTTCGACTGGTCCCGGTATGTACCGGAAAAAGTCGCCCTCAAAGGTTACTTTGAGGACTGGTTAAGGGACAACAGTGATT